TTGGAAGTCTGGTGCAACACTTGCTGTTACTGCTGGTACACCATTTACTGGTGGTACAAACGGAACTGCAACAGGAACTACTTACAGTGACTTCCTTACAGCTGTTGACCCATACGCTTTCAATGTACTCGCATTAGACTCAACAGACTCAACAACTAAGGCTCTGTTTGCTACATACATTGAAACACGCAGAGATGAATACGGCAAGAAGTCACAGCTCGTACTTTATAACCAGACAGCTGATTATGAGGGCGTTATCAATGTAAAGAACACAGTAAGTGATACTGGTGCTTCAACATCTTGTCTTGTTTACTGGGTAGCTGGTCTTGAAGCTGGTTGCGAAGTAAATAAGTCTTGCACAAACGCATTATACGATGGTGAGTACAACGTAACAGCTAATTATACACAGGCACAGCTTGAGTCATTCTTACTTGCTGGAAACTTCGTTCTCCACAATGTAGGAAATGAGGTAAGGGTTCTTTCCGATGTAAACTCACTCACTACTGCTACTGAAAGTAAGGGTGATATTTTCAAGAAGAACCAGACAATCCGTGTTATTGACCAGATTGCTAATGATGTTGCTACTGTATTCTCAACAAAGTATCTCGGCAACGTACCTAACGATGCTGACGGTAGAATTTCACTTTGGTCGGATATTGTAAAACTTCATAACGAGTTGCTCAACCTTAGAGCTATTGATGACTTCGATGAGGAAGACATCACAGTTGCAAAGGGACAGACAAGTGACTCTGTTGTAGTAACAGATGCAGTTACTGTTGCTAACGCTATGGAGAAACTCTATATGACCGTAACGGTACAGTAAAGGAGAATAGACTATGGCAAATATCACAATGAACGCAAAGGACGCTATCTCGGCAAAACTTGCTCAATGCTTTGTTACTATCGATGGTAACAGATACAACTTTATGCAAGCAATCAACCTTGAAGCAAACCTTGAGAAGAACAAGAAAGAAGTTCCTATTCTTGGTAAGACAGGAACAGGAAACAAGTCAACTGGTTGGAGTGGTAGCGGTTCGGCTACATTCCACTACAATACCTCAATCTTTAGAGAGATGCTCCTTAAGTTTAAGGAAACAGGTGAAGATGTTTACTTCGATATTCAGATTACTAATGACGACCCAGCTTCATCTGCTGGCAGACAGACAGTTATCTTAGTGGATTGCAATATTGACGGAGGACTTCTTGCTAAGTTTGATGCAGATGGTGACACTCTCGATGAGGATATGGACTTCACATTTGAAGATTTCTCAATCCCAGAGAAGTTCACACTTCTGGCTGGAATGCAGTAATTTACTTGGGGAAGATAGGCGTAAGCCGACAAAGGAGAACACCTCGCTTCTTTCTTCCCCTATACCAACGAGGTGAATAATCGTGAGGTGAGATTATGGGTAGTTTAAGTTTATTCTTAAAGCAGAATAAGAAGAAGAAAGAAAATGTAAAGTATAAGGCAACACGTTCTCTGTGCGATGCAAAGGGCGAACCGTTAGAGTGGGAAATTAAGCCTTTAACAACAACAGAGAGTGAAACAATTAGAGAGGAATGTACTTACGAGGTACAAGTGACAGGAAAGCCTAATCAGTTTAGGCAGAAGCTGAATACAAGCAAGTATCTTGCAAAGATGATTGCTTCATCAGTAGTATTTCCAGACTTGTATAACAAGGAGTTACAGGACTCTTACGGTGTAATGACACCAGAAGAACTGATTAAGGAAATGATTGATAACTCGGCAGAATACAATGACTTCGCTGAGTTCATTCAAAAATACAACGGCTTTGATGAGATGCTTAGTGATAAGGTGGAAGAAGCAAAAAACTAATAGAGAGTGGTGACGCAGAGTTTAGCTATGCTCACTACTGCTTACACAAGTTCAGTATTCTTCCATCTGTATTTGCTAGTCTTTCAATCGAAGAAAAGGCATTTGTGATTGCTTCGATAGATATAAAAGTCAAAGCAGAAAAGCAAGAAGCTAAGAAGATTAAAAAACCAAAGAGGAAGTAGAATGTCTGGAATAGCCACAACCTTAAAGGTCGTTGACGGTATGACTTCTCCCATTAAAGGTATTGTATCCGCACTCGATGGAATGATAGATGTGATGGAACAGGCACAATCGCAAATGGGGGAAACATTTGATACCAATAAAGTCGACAAGATAAAACAGAATATCCAAGGTGCTACAAATGAGATGGCAGAGTACGACTCTAATGCCCAGAAAGCCGAGCGAAGCACAGAGCGTATCACTAAAAGTGCTAATGGATTGCACGATGTACTTGGTAAGATTGGTGGCATTGTAGCTGGAATTGGAATTGCAAAGTTAGCTGGAGATGCAATCGAGTATGCTTCCGATTTAACCGAAGTACAGAACGTAGTAGATGTATCATTCGGACAAGGCTCTAAAGTAATTGATGAGTGGGCAAAAACCACGCTGAATGCCTTTGGACTTAATGAGCTGTCAGCAAAGAGATACGCTGGTACTATGGGTGCTATGCTTAATTCTAGTGGACTTACTGGAGATGCCGTTTCCGAGATGTCTATGAGCTTGACCGAGTTGGCTGGTGATGTAGCTTCATTCTACAATCTAAGTGGTGATGAAGCGTTTAACAAGATTAGGTCTGGTATCTCTGGTGAAACAGAGCCACTTAAACAGCTAGGTATCAATATGTCTGAAGCAAACCTCTCTGCCTTTGCGTTGGCAGAGGGAATAAAGACATCATATAAGGAGATGTCACAAGCTGAGAAGATACAGTTGCGATATAACTATATGATGCAAGCAATGGCTGGTGCTCAAGGCGACTTCACACGAACTTCGGACAGCTTTGCTAACCAACAGAAGTTGATGAAAGAGAACTTTACTGCTTTAACAGGAAAGATAGCAACAAATGTGCTACCAGCGTTCTCAAAGTTATTTACGAAGATAAACGATGTTTTAACCTCACTATCCTCACAACTTGAGGGTGGTATGGCAGACAAGTTTACTAATGCTATTACTAATATTGTTGATTATCTCCTACTAGCATTTGACAAGATAGGAGAGTTGGTCAACTTCATCAAGGAGAATTGGTCAATCATTCAGCCTATTCTACTAGGAGTAGTAGGAGCTATCGTTGCGTACAATGTTGCACAAGGCATAGCTACTGCTATTACAGGGGTATCTGCCGTAGTACAGGGTATATGGACTACTGCTACAACCATAGCAACGGCGGCTCAAGGTGGTCTAAACGCTATGCTTTCAGCTTGTCCTCTAGTATGGATAATAATGTTGGTAATGGCACTTATTGTGGGTATTTATGCACTATGCAACTGGATAGCAAAGACAACAGGAATTGCTAATACTGGCTTTGGAGTTATTACTGGTGGAATTAACGTGGCAGTACAAGCTGTTAAGAACGCTGGGTTATTAGTGGCAAATGTCGCCCTTGGAATATGGAACGCACTCGGAGCTGTATGCTCTAATATAGGCACGGCATTTCATAATGTAATATCTAACGTACAAAGTTGGTGGTATGGGTTGCTTTCAACGGTACTTACCGTAGTAGGTGGTATATGTGAAGCACTCAATAAACTTCCATTCGTAGAGTTTGATTACTCTGGCATAGTTGCCAAAGCAGATGAGTATGCAAATAAGTCAGCAGAAGCATCTGGAAACAAAGAGGAATACACTAGTGTAGCTGACTCATTCAGTAAAGGCTTTGGTACATTTGATACATTCCAAGAGGGTTGGGCAAACGATGCTTTCAATTCTGGTGCAGAGTGGGGAGATAACGTAGTAAACAAGATAACTAACGGAATAGACTCCTTATTCGGTGGCACAACTGGAACAGGCGTTGAAGATGTAGGTGCATCTGCACAGGAGATTGCTGAGAACACAGGCACAGCTTCCGAAAATGCTGGTAAGTGTGCTAATGCACTCAACACAACACAGGAAGATTTGAAGTATCTTAGGGATATTGCCGAGATGGACGCAATCAATAAGTTCACTACTGCCGAGATTAAGGTGGATATGGTAAACAACAATAGCGTATCTAATGGTATGGATATTGATGGTATGGTCAATGCACTTTATCACGGAGTAACAGAAGCAATGGAAACAGCAAGAGAGGGGGTAGCGTAAATGTATAGCTTTTATATAGATGGTGTGCTACTCCCAGTTGCACCAGATAGTGTTTCTATCAAGCAAGGTGGGAGCAATAAAACCTATAACTTGCTCGATGGTGGTGAAGTAAATGTACTTAAAAGCAATAAGTTACAAGAGATTGAGTTCACAGCTTTACTTCCTAATAGCAAGTATCCATTTGCTGATACTTCGGAGGGGTATCACGATGCCGACTACTATCTTGGAAAGATTAAGAAGATGAAGAACAAGAAAAGCGGTTTCCGACTCGTGATAACACGAAAAAGACCAAGTGGTGCATTGTTATGGGGTACTAGCTTAAAGGTTTCACTTGAAGATTACTCCACAAATGAAGATGCCGAGAAGTACGGCTTTGATGTAGGAGTAAAGCTCAAGTTCAAAGAGTACAAGAGCTATGGCTCAAAGATAGTAGAGGTAGAGGTTGAGGAAGAACCAGTAGTGGTTGAAGAACGACCAGCTGATAACCCACCTACACCAGTAGAGAATAAAACGTACACGGTAAAAAGTGGTGATACGCTATGGAAGATAGCTAAGCAATTTTATGGTGACGGTAGTCAGTATCCAAAGATTGCAAGTGCAAATGGCATAGCTAATCCTAACCTAATTTACCCTAACCAAGTATTCGTAATACCAGCATAGGAGAATATGAGTTTATACATTATCACGGAGAGTGAGGTAATCGAGCCTGTTGTCCTTGAGGGCGTTACCTTTACAACCGAGCGTACTGGTGTATGTGGCAAGTTGACTTTTGATATTCTCTACGATGGAATAAACATTCCAGAGGGTAGCGTAGTACAGTTCACTTGGGACGACTACAACCTATTCCAAGGTTATTTGTTTAAGAAGTCGATGAGTGACCAAGATAAGATGTCTATTACTTGCTACGACCAAATGCGTTACTTGAAGAACAAGGACACTTACAACTTCATAAATATGACAGCAACGGAAATCATAAAACAGATAGCTGGTGACTTCAATTTAAGGGTAGGACAGCTTACTGATACCAAATGGAAGATAGCTTCACTCCCAGAGAAAGATAAGACCTTATTTGATATGATTACCGATGCCCTAAACGACACCCTAGTAAACACAGGAGAGCTTTATGTCTTTTATGATAACTTTGGTAATCTAACACTAAAGGGGCTGGGAGAACTCAAGGTAGGCGTTTTGATTGATGATGAAACGGCACAATCATTTAATTACTCGTCATCTATTGATGATAACACCTACAACAACATTAAGTTGTACTACGAGAACTCGCAAACTGGAATAAGGGACGTATATATTGCCAACGATAACGAAAACATCAAACAATGGGGCGTACTTCAATACTACGAGTCACTCAATGAGGGTGAGAACGGAAAAGAAAAAGCAGATAAATTGCTCAAACTTTATAATGCAAAAACAAAGAGATTAACTGTCAGCGGTGCGTGGGGAGATTGCAACGTACTAGCTGGCAGACTTATTCCAGTTACATTGGAGATTGGAGAGTTTACCATTGATAACTTTATGCTCGTAGAGAAGTGTACTCATCACTTCAAGGATAACGAGCATACGATGGACTTAACATTGAGAGGTGGTGAGTTCAATGGCTGATTTTAACGACTTATTAGGAGCTATCAAGAAAGCTGGTACAGACGCAGTTGAAGCTGGTGACCCAGTAGCAGTTGAGTTTGGTAAGGTTCTTAGTGCAAGCCCGTTGAGAATACAGATTGACCAAAAGCTGATACTGGAAGCTAGTCAGCTGAAACTGACACGAAGCGTTGCTAATCACTCAGTACGAGTAAACGCCATTGACGCTTTCACCGATGTTGACGCAGTAACAGGAACGGCAGAGGTAGATGGTAAAAGCGGAACAGCAAGTATCCCAAAACACTCTGGAACAGCTCACGTTCCACAGAATACAGGAACTTCCCTTTGTGCATTAGCGACAGGAGATGTAGTAGTTCTTCTTCGTATGCAAGGTGGTAAGCAGTATGTAGTTATAGATAAGGTGGTGTGATATGTTACCGTCCAATAATATTGAATTAACCAAACCAATACAGATTAAAACGCAACCGAGTAAGACCTACTATATGACTAACCCTCATATTAAGGGGTATTGCGATGAGATAGACGCTATTAGACAAGCAGTATTCAAGATTCTAAACACCGAAAGATACGAGTATATCATTTACTCTTGGAATTACGGAATACAGCTTAAAGACCTATACGGTATGCCTTACGACTACTGTTGCATAGAATTACAAAGAAGAATAACCGAGTCACTTGAATGGGATAAGCGTATAACGAGCGTAGATGAGTTTGAGTTCACTAAGACATTTGACCATCTACTTGCTACATTTACGGTTCATTCTATCTATGGTGACTTTAAGGCAGAGAAAGGAGTCCAGTATGTATGAGTCCCAAACCTATGAGGTAATACTCAATAGAATGTTGGCACGAATACCAAGTAGTTTTGATAAGCGTGAGGGTTCTGTTATCTATGACGCATTAGCTCCGTCAGCTCTTGAAATAGCTAACCTTTATCTATCTATGGATAATATGCTTGTTGAAACCTTTGGTGATACGGCTTCAAGAGATTATCTCATTAAGCTGTGTGCTGAGCGTGGTATCACTCCAAAACCAGCGAGTGCGTCTACGGTAAGAATTGTAACCACTCCGAGTTCATTGGATATTCCGATTGGCTCACGCTTCAATTCAAATGTTGCCAACTATGTTATCACGGAGAAAATATCTAACGGTAACTATAATGCTCAATGTGAGTCTACTGGTACTGTTGGAAATGAGTACACAGGAACACTACTGCCTATACAGTATATACAGGGATTGGAAACAGTAACACTTAGTCAAGTTCTCATCTATGGTGAGGACGAGGAAGATACAGAAGATTTGCGTGAGCGTTATCAAGGCTCTTTCGCTGAACAAGCATTCGCTGGAAATAGACAGGACTACATTGACAAGTCACTCGCCATAGCTGGCGTAGGAGCTGTTAAGGTAGAGTCTTGTTGGAATGGTGCTGGTACAGTACGACTTACTGTACTCGACTCCGAGAATGGTATAGCTACTTCAACATTGGTACAGGCAGTACAGACAGCTTTCGACCCCAACGGTGATGGACAAGGAGCTGGACTTGCGCCAATCGGTCATACCGTAACAGTAAGGACAGCAACGGCAGTAAATATCTCAATATTGACCACCATTACTTTCGATACTGGATATTCTTGGGAGTCACTTCAAAGCTATATCGAAGCTAAGATGGAAGCATATATCCAGAGCCTTTGTGATACTTGGCAATCAAGTAACTCACTTATAGTGCGTATAGCTTCAATCGAAACAAAGCTACTTGAGATTGATGGTATATTGGATATTGCAAGTACAACAATCAATGGAAGTGCAAGTAACCTTACCGTTACTGCTTATCAGCTTCCAGTATTCAGTTCAATAGGAGAGAATGAATGAGTAGGACTATATCATTAAAAGAA